AAATGTACTACCATCTCCTTTCTCTAATGTAATAGTAGCATCTGTAACACTACCTGTTACTAATAAAGAACCTGTATCAAATGTAGGTACATTTAATGCATAAGAAGCTGTTGTTGCAAATGATGCACTTGTAGCTGTACTAGCAAATCCTGAAGTACCTGATTGGTCTGCAAATGAAGCACTTGTAGCATTACTAGCTGTGCCTGCTGTACCTGCATATCCTGCTGTACCTGCTTGTGAAGCTGTTATATCTAAAGATGATATTAAACTACCACTACCATCTGTAAGTTGTGACCCCGAGATTTGTACTAAACCTTCATAGGTGTCTTTAATATTTAACGGTCCTAAATTAACTCCCATTTTATTCTATATTTGAACCCCAAGGGTATTGTTTATATTTCGAATCTGTAATACGTAAACCTGCTTCCTTAGCTTGTGTATAGTGTGCACCTACTCTAGCGTTTCTACCAAATACGATAGGCGAACGATATTGTGAACCATAATCTGGCCATTGTTCATAAAGTTTATTTGATGTATTTAGTTCAGGAAACAATGATTGTTCTTCAGCTAAGTAAGATGATAATTTATCAGCATAGAACTCCATTTTATTTTTAACGTTTTGTCTTTTAACGTTAAATAATGAACGGTCAACTTCAATACTATTTTCACCACCTGTTGGCGTCAAAAGACCGTTATTTCGTGGACGTATATAAATTGCCTCTAATGCTTCATAGTAGGCCGCATATAAAAGGAAGTCCTGTATATAATCGTTTACTAAATTCTCGTAGTTGCTATTAGTCCAAGTAGGTCCTGCATCAACTTGTGCTAGTAAAGATTTGTATAGAGGAGTACCGATAATAGCCTGCAACATAATATCTTGTGCTTCTCTTACAGCATTTTTAAGTAACGCTGTATCCACAGAATCATTCAAATCTGTGAATTGACGTAATTTGGCCTCTGAAATTAGGAATGTTGTTGTCATACTAAAGGTAATTCTGTTATTGGTTGGTTAGAACTAGCATCAGCTTCATTATCAGCCTTTTCGATTTCAGCTTCTAATTCACTATCTTCACCTACATTAGCATCAATTGAAGTTACAACATCAACTTCTTCTTCACCATCTGTGAATAGTTTAAGTTGTTGAACACCGATAGAAATTTCCAATTCAGGGTGCATTTCCTCTAATAGTGTTTCAAATACAGCTAAAATATCTTGTTGGAAAGGACGAATTACGGTATTAACTAAAAGTAAGTAGGCATCTACTACCTCTGCACGTCCTCCTAATTGTCCTTCTGTTTTGATACCCAAAATCATTGGGCTTGTAATTCTATGGGCTGTTAAGATACGTTGTACAACCATATCGTTAATAGTTGTGTAGTAACCATCAGCACCATTTTGTGGAATAGGAGTAATCACAGGTGCATTTTCTGGAGAATCAACATCCATATACAGCATATTACCTGCGTTACTTGTCCCACTATATTGTAGTTGAAGCATTCTCTCGATTGCTTCACGTTCCTCGTCGTTTGCGTTAGTAAACGTTGTTATAGACAATGAAGGTGCTAAACCATTTTTGATATTATTTACGTGGAAGTTTGATACTTCAATATCTAATTCAATGTCTCTTAATGCACCTACATAATCCGGTAACGGATAGTATTTTTGACCTGGACGATATGGATTATAAACCATAATTTGTTTAGGTTCTTCCATATTCTTTTGTGGATTGTAAACAGGTAAATAAGGTAAGTCATCAATTGGTGCTGTACCGTATCTATATGCTTCACTCCATTCGTCAGAGATGTAATATCCAGGAATTTCACCTCTGTAATTTTTTTCTTTAGCACGTAACCAACTAAAATCAATGTGGTATACGTCAGCTATTTTTGTACGTGACTTATTCCAAATCACTTCTAAAGCAAAACCACCATACAATTTGTAATCTTGTGCTACTTTTTTAAACACATCGTTCCAACTTTCATTTGAAGAATTTGCACGGTCTAATACCCATTCTGGGTCAGCTGTCAAACCTTCACCTACAATACCGTCAACAATAGCGTTAATACAAGTATTGTGAATAGAACTATTATTATAAAGTTCAATTAAATCGTTTGGAAACGAATTGTAATCTCCGAATTTAACATAAGTTCCGTTTTTCTTATCCTCTAGGATTTGAATACGTCCACTAAATTCCTTAGAGATATTGCTAAATTTAATCTTCTTATCCATTGTATGTTATATAAGTACCATTTTCATCTGGCGATAAGTATTGTGTAATACTACTTTCATTACTACCTGAAACAAATGCCCTATCTTCATAGATTTTTTCTCCTAATCCACCTGCAGATTCTTGTGCGTTTGCCCAAGTTGTATCAAAAGATGCCCAAGCTGTAGCTACTTGATTCCAAACGGCATCTTGAACTCCTGCAATAGTCCAAATTTCAACATCGTATTGGCCAGAATAATCTGGTGCTAATACTCCTGCATTAGAAACTATTAACCAATGTCTATAAACGTTTGGTGCTGATGTAGTAGTTAGGTTAAATTGACCATTACTATTATCATACGATTGACTATAAATAAGGGCCAAGCTATCATAATAACCTGAACCTGTATTTACCGTTTCAATCCAAACCGCATTGGTGTTTGTAGTCTCTGATTTATTAAATTGTAGCATACAATATACAAAATATCAAGTTAGGGGTCACGCCTAAACGTAACCCCTTTCCCTGATTTGGTTATTATCCTAAAGTGATGCCACTAAGTGCACCAGCTAAACTTCCTGAAATTTCGGAAGCTGGGTTTGGTTCTTGACCTGTGAAGGTTAAAGTGTAACCGTTTAAGTCTCCAAATGCTGTACCTGTGGCACCTGTACCACTAAGTAATTGCATACCTCTGTCTTCACCTAGTAACCAATAGCGACCTACGCCGTCTACGGTACCGTTGTTGGTTTCAACAATAACTTTAAGGTTTGGATTCTGTGCTAGCACTTTCACCTGATTACGGGTAGCAGATTGTAACTTGAAGAAAACAGCGTTAACCGTTTGTTCATAGAATACCGTTCCATTTTCAGGAGTTGACGTAATAGCTTCTGTAAAATCAGAAGTTTGACGGAACAACTCGAATTTGAAAAATTCACCTGAACCACTAATCGTTTGAATTAACCCTTCACTTGCGTCTGTAACGCTATCAATAGAACCAGATAGAATGTAGATGTTAGCAATACCGCCGGTATTGTCTCTACAACCTAGTGTAAATCCTGAAGTAATATCACAAGTTGACATAATTTATCTGGTTTTTATCGGTATTAGGGGGGCTATTACACCCCCCTTTTTACCAATGGGTTAATATTAGGCCTGGTCGTTAGATACCCAGAATTCAGGGTAAGCAACGTTAACACCAAGTTTAGTAGAGATTCTGTGCTTTAATTGGTCGGTATTGATATCGTACCAAAGTTGGAATTCAGAGAAATCTGACATAAGGTCTGTACCAGCAACGATTTGCTTGGCTGGGCCGAGAACGATACGGTTTGAACCTTGTAGACCTGCTGTACCTACTACTTTGATGTTTTGGTATGGGTATACCATTTCCAAGATACCACCTCTGTTAGAGATGCTATTTGGGTCGAAGTAGTAAGAGTTAGCTGAACGTACAGAAGCTACGAATTGACGGAACTTAGAAACAGACATAAAGAATGTTAAGTCGTCACGGTCAGCAACATCTGAAGATAAAGCAGCAATCATAGTGTCCATATTCGCTAAAGTAGCGTCTGCTGAACCTGTTGCTACAACACCAGCTGTAGAACCAGAGATGATGTACTTAAGACCATCAACGTCACATCCAGCGTTAGGTGCTGAACCTGATTGGTTAGTCCAAAGGAATACGTCATTTGATTTCTGGAATTGGTTTACTAACAATTCTGAATAAGCACTCGCCATTGCGAATGTTTCGTTGTATGAACCTCTTTCTAGGGCAGCGATGCCTAAGTAGGTGCGGTCCATATCTTTCAAACAGATGCCATCGAATGAAGTACGAGGGCAAACTTTGATATTGCGTTGTGTAAAGTCTAACGAACCAGAAGGAGTGCTAACACAAGTACCGTTTTGGGTAACAAGGGTAACTTCCATCAAGTTAATTGGTTCTTCGTACTTAACACCTTCTTTTACGGTGATGTATTCCATTGTGGAACCACCGTATACGGTTTTAACGAGAAGTTCACCTGCAACTTCGTTGTTAAAATCACTTAAAGCGGATACGTCTAAAGCCATTTTAAATTACTTTTTTTTATTTTTAATTAAGTCTAATGCTAACTTGATACGAGAAGCGTTAGCAGCTTCTTCAACATTAAATGCAGCAAATTTAGCCTTGGGGGCTGGAGTGTTTGACATTTTAGTTGATTCAGCAGCAGGTGCATCATACACTTTAGCTACTTTCTCTTCTAATTCAGCCATTTTCTCTTTCATTTTGCCCATTTCTTCTTTTAGTGCGTCAGCGATTTCTGCTACTACATCAGCGATAGAAACTTCTGGTTCTTCCTCCATCATTTCTTCTACAGCCTCTTCAACAGCATCAACCACATCTTCAACTTCCTCTTCTGTAGCCATTTCTACTTCAGCTAAAGCCTTTTCGTCATCAGCACCATAAATTTCTTCAATTACGGAGTCCTTGGTTACAATGCGTGTACCATCAGCTAAACGATGTTCACCATCCGGTGCATCCATTGTTTGCCCATCTGTAGTTTCTACAGATACTTTGTCACCAATTTGCATTGAATCACCTGGGAATACGATTTCAAAAGCACCATTTTCGTCAGCAATACGACCAAATGTTTCTTCTGTTACTTCCATTTCGGGTGTTGATACTTCGGCTTCAACTAAGTTAAAGTGTGATTTGACTAAATCCTTTAATTCTTGCGAAGTCATAAATTCGAAGTTTAATTGGGTTAATAAATTAACTAAGCAACACCCATATGGCGTCGCATCAAATAGATATAAGCAAAAGTCTCCCTAGTACAACGTGCCTCCCTGAAGGAGAGTTGATAACTTCAGAGACATAAGTTACTTAGATAGGTTTTTGGGAGATGATAGTTGTGCATAACACACAGCAGCACGTTGTTTTTTATCTGGAAATTCAGAATCAAGTTCAGACATACAACGAGAAATGAATTCATCTCTTGTTTCTAGTGGAGTTTTAGAAGGTATAGGCATTATCGTTTGTATTTAGTCATCATATCAACTACAGCTTGTGAACCAATGTAAGCGATTGCAATATATGTCCAATCACCTGAACTAATACTACCAGCAAGTGATAGTAAGGTAGCAATAAAGAATACTAATAGTTTTCTACTTGCCCATTTACCTAAGAATGCATCTATTCTTCCCATATTATTTATTTAAGTGTGAACCATCACATAACCCACCAGCGTGCTGGGATAAACCACAAGCACAACTTCTGTTCTTGATACATTTAGTTTTAGACATCATATATGATTCAAAGAAACCCTCGATTGAAAATCCCTTTACCTTACCTGTCTTAACATAGTCATTCCAGATATCTTTGTTATCAATCTTATACATTGCCATCCATTCTCCTTCTACAGGGTTAAATCCATATTTTCTAGATTTATCTGTTTCTGGGTCTTCAACAATCCAGCTTTCTACTAAATATGCATCTTGTACTCTATCAGCACTATTGTGTTCTATGTTTACAGAATCAATCAACTTATCCTTCATCATTTTATAAGCAAGTTTCTTGATAGTATCAGCTGTAAAATAAACATAGTATGGATTTTCATTTTCATCCTTACGAATAATCAACTTATTAGGCTTCATAAGGGGACCAATCAACATTTGTTGTTCGTCTAATGCAGCAAATCCTTCTTTATCTAATCCAGGTACTTTATCTGCAACACCTGTTTTCTGTACTACAGCGTTGTTGGGTGTTGTTCCGTCGAGGATTCTGTTGGAGATTGCAAGTGGTTTTTTATCGTTTGTAATAGGATTTTCTCGTTTATAGAATATTTCATTCCAGAAATGACGACAATTGTAGCTTCCTTTGTATCTGAATATGTCATAGATTCCAAATTCTTGGTTTACACCTTCTATTGATAAGGAGTTAATATCTTCTCTCCTATATACTTTATTTAATTTTAATACACGTGCACAGAAATCTCTATTTTTAGAATCTTGT